AAGATGTTAAACATAACCAATATCAAACAACAGGTAATCCATTAATAGATTTATTAAACGAAACTAAATATAATACAAGTTCTGAAGAATGGGGTAATTTTGGAGGATATAATTCAAGTCAAGTACAAGGATATTATTCTCCCCAAAATATAAATTCTGAACCTGCTGTAGGTACTGTTGGAGATATGTTACAAACAGCTCCTAAAACTAATGATATTAATGCAATTAGTATAGATGTAGTACCAAATTTTAATAATTTAATGGGTGAATTAAAAAATAGAGGACAAATTTAATGAGTTATATAATAAAAAATATAAACCCATTAGATCTTCAACCTAGTAAGGGTATTGGAATTAATATCCCTTTTGATGGTCCTACTGGATTAAATATAACATATAATACTAAAGATGCTATAAGAGCTAATTTATTAAATTTCCTTTTAACAGGTACTAGAGAACGTATATTAAAACCAAATTTTGGTTCAAGTATTAGAAATCAAATATTTGAACAAATATCATCAAATACATTGAGTAATATAGAATCTATAATATATGATTATATAAAAAACAATTTCCCTAATATTATATTAGACGAATTAAATATTGATACAAAAGAAAATGCATTATTAATATACTTTAAATATTCTGTTATTAATACTAATATTACTGATGATATACAACTAACTTTTAATAGAAGTAATGACTAATAAAAATATAAACTATATTAATAAAGACTTTAATGCGTATAAAGCAAAACTTATAAATTTTGCTAAAACATATTATCCTTCAACTTATAATGATTTCTCAGAAGCATCACCAGGGATGATGCTAATAGAAATGGCCTCCTATGTTGGTGATGTTCTTTCATTATATCAAGACAATCAAATCCAAGAAAACTTTTTACAATTTGCAAAACAAAGAAAAAATTTATTAGCACAATCTTATATATATGGGTATACTCCTCAAGTAACATCAGTATCTAATGTATTGTTAAATGTTTACCAAATTATTCCATCAATAAATATATCTGGCTCAGTATATCCTGATTTTAATTACTCATTGGTCGTAGATGAAGGAACTCAAATAGAATCTTCATTAAATTCAAAAATTAAATTTTATATTGAATCTAAAGTAGATTTTAGCAAATCTGGTTCATACGATAACACTGAAGTAAGTATATATTCAATAGATAGTAACCAAATTCCTGAATATTATTTGCTAAAAAAACAAGTAAAAGCTTTGTCTGGTGAAGTAAAGACTATTCAATTTAGTTTTGATAATCCAGAAAGATTTAAAACTATAAATATATCTGATTCAAAAATAATAAAAATATTAAATGTAGTAGATAGTGATAATGAAAACTGGTATGAAGTACCTTATTTAGCCCAAGAAACAATCTTTCAAAAAATACCAAACAACCAGAATTTATTATCATCCGATAATCAAACCACACCTTATTTGTTGAAAGTAAAAAGGGTACCGAAAAGATTTATCACAAGATTTAAATCCAACAACAATTTAGAAATTCAATTTGGTTCGGGAGTATCGTCTTCCCCTGATGAAGAAATAATTCCAAATTTTGATAATATTGGATTAGGATTACCTTATGGAGTATCAAAATTAGATACGGCTTTTGATCCATCAAACTTTTTATATACCAAAACATATGGTATTTCTCCTTCAAATACAACACTAACAGTAAAATATTTAGTTGGAGGGGGGGCTGAGTCTAATACTCCATCAAATACATTAAACGTATTATCATCTGGAAATGTATATTTTAATAACAATGATATAGATCCACAATTATCAAACATTATAATAAATTCTTTATCATTTGACAATGAGTTTCCCGGAATTGGTGGGGGTGATGGTGATAGTAATGATGATATAAAATTAAATTCAATAGCATCATATCCAACACAGTTAAGAGCAGTTACTTTAGATGATTATATTATAAGAACATTGTCTCTCCCTCCAGAATTTGGTTTGATATCAAAAGCACATATAATAAAAGATTCAAGTAATATAGGAGGTGACGCTAATCAATTATCATTATATATTTTATCTAAAGATACTAACAATAATTTATCTATTGCTAATAATTCTTTGAAGACAAATTTAAAGACATATTTATCAGAATATAATACTTCAACAGATGCTATTAATATAAAAGATGCATTTGTAATTAATATAGGAGTAAATTTTGATATAACATTAAGACCTAATTATAATAATAAACTAGTTATTAATAATTGTTTAATATCCTTAGTAGATTATTTCAATACAGATAAATGGAATATAAATCAACCTATAATATTATCTGAAATATATACTCTATTAGATAAAATAGATGGAGTACAAACAGTTAAAAAAGTAGAAATTTATAATAAAAATGGAGAAAACTTAGGATACTCAAAATATGGGTACGATATAAAATCAGCTACTATAAATGGTATTATATATCCCTCTTTAGACCCAAGTATTTTTGAAATAAAATTCCCACAACAAGACATATCAGGAAAAGCTGTAAATTTTTAAAATAAATTATATTTATAGCTATAAATTAAAATAAATATGGCTATATATAAAATATTTCCAATAAAAGATACTTTTCTTTCATCCCAATATCCAACTTCCAATTATGGGAGAGATGAGATATTAGATATATCAACTGATTCATTATCTACAAATAGAGCATTAGTTTATTTTGATAATAATGAAATAAATCAATTAATAGAAACTATCACTGGAAGTTATACTTCTTATTTATCATTATATTTAGCTAATTCTAGTAATATCCCTCAAGAATATAATATAGAAATACATAGTGTTTCTTCTTCTTGGATTATGGGTACTGGTAGAAGTGGAGATGAACCAAACCCAAAAAATGGAGCCTCTTGGAATTATTCCAACCCAAACACTACATCATCATTATGGTTGGGAGGAAATTATATAAATTATAATATTACTCAATCATTTAATTATCAAGATAGTAAAGATATTAATTGTGATGTTACACCAATAGTAAATGATTGGAATACGTCAACTGTATATAATAATGGTTTTTTAATAAAACATACTGATGTAAATGAATCATCTTCCAATTTAATATCAACTCAATTTTTTTCAACAGATACTCATACTATATATCCTCCTTCACTAGATTTTTATTGGAATGATGTTTCATATTCATCTTCAATAAATGTTATTAATAATGAAAATTTTATAACTACATTATATAATAATAAAAATGAATTTCAAGAAGATAGTATATATACTTTTAGATTAAAAAACAGAGATTTATATCCTGCTAGGCAATTCCAAACTTCTTCATTATATTTAAATAATAAGATATTACCCTCAAGTTCATATTGGGCTTTAAAAGATGTTAAAACAGAAGAAATAGTTTTTAATTACAATGATATAGGTACAAAAATAGGGGCTGACAATAATAGTAACTATTTTACCGTTTATATGGGAGGATTACAACCTGAAAGATATTATCAAATATTAATAAAAACTATTATTAATAATAATACTATAATAATAGATAATCCATCAAATTATTTTAAAATAGTTAGATAATGACTGAGTTAATAAAATTAAACAAAATAGTATATGATAAAACAATATATCCTAATGTAGTAGATATAAATTTTTCTCAATTATTATCCCCCCAAAATATATCTACAGACACAACTTTAACTGTAGACGAATTTTTTGAATTATATAATACTTTATTTTTTGACATACCAATAAATGGTGATATAAATTCTCATAAAGAATTAATAAAGAGAAGTACTGAATATGTTGGTGAAACCCAAAATACGGATGAAATAGATTTATTACTTGAAGAAATAAATCAATTACGATTAGAAAATTTAGAATTAAAACAAACAATAGACGATTTAACTCAATAATATGGAAGATTTCCAAATTAAAAATATAGATTCTGAACAATATAAAACACAGAATTACGAACAAAATGATATAATCCTTTTAAATCCTATTGAAATAAATAAGGAATTTGGAAAAGATAATGATATCATTGAATTTCATATATTTTCTCCAAATAATACCATATTAGAATCAAATTATAATTACCAAAATTATAATAACAGAAATAATATAGATAATTCCACTCTTTTTGATACTATAGAAATAAACCCCGAAAAAGATTTATCTTCTTATGGTTACAATAAAGGAGAATTTAATGTATTATATAATTTTTATCGTTTATTATTTAGCAGCTCTACAAACTCTAAATTTTTTATAAAAGAAATATCAAGAGATAGAACTGAAATTAAAATATCATCAAACAATGTATTATATTCAGATTTACAACAAAAATATATTGAATATATAACAGATCGTAATTCAAGAAATTTTTACTCTGATTTTATCCTTAATTTTGGTGAAAACAAGACTGTAATAGGAGTTAATATAGCATTAGATAATAATATACAATCTCCTTCAAGTTTGTATATAAAATTATATGAGCCTCTTCCATTAGAATATTCTGTAAAAAATGAATTATGGATAGCTGAGATAATTTCTGATTCATATTCATTTCAATTAAATAAAGATGTAATTATAAACAATTTAGATACATCTACTTATATAAAAGGCCCTAATTTTAATATAGATATAAATGATAGGATAACATCTACAACACCGTATTTAAATCTTTCTACTATATTAGATAATAATATAACTTCTTCATATAATCAATTACAATCATTAATAAAAGATAATATACAAATCAATATTGATTATAATGAATTTTCTAACTTTATCCATTTTTCATCGATTAAAGAAAGAATTGAAAATTATGTATTTAAGTTAACCCAAATTCAACAATTAGAAAACGATCTACAAATATTATCTAATATATCATCTTCTGTAGACACAGGAAGTATAAACAATTCATTATTAACTATAAATAATAAAATATCTAGTATTACCCAAAATTTTGATGGGTACGAATATTTCTTACATTATAATTCAGGGTCTAGTAGTTTTCCTAAAACAACATCCGAAAAACCATATATTAATGTAAATGTAACAAGTAGTATAGCTTTAGAATGGATAGGTTCTTATGATGAAAAGTCTAATTATTATGGGGGAAAATTATTAGATGCCTTTAATTTCGATAATGAAAATCGAGATTACATATGGAATAATTTACCTGAGTATATTAAAGAAGATCCACAAAATTCCCAATTAGAATTAGTAATTTCTATGATGGGTCAACATTTTGACTATATATGGACTTATATAAAAGATATTACTGAAAAAAATATAGCAGATAATAGATTAGATTATGGGATATCAAAAGATCTAGTAGCTGAAACTTTAAAATCATTTGGTATAAAATTATATACTAATTCAAGAAATAATCAAAATATATATAACTCATTATTAGGTATAAATCCAGATGGAACATATTTACCATCAACAGGATCATATAATATAAATACTTATATTACATCTTCAAATT